AATACTGATGGGTGATTCACAGCGACATCCTGTAAAGAACCACCATTAGATAACATATCGGTAGCAGCATCAATATCTGATCGCTTACCTTGTCCTTTTGGTCTATCACCTTTCTCCCAGAAGACACCATCTTTCTCACAGTAAGTAATTGCTTGAGAAGCATTTCCTTTAGCCACTTCAATATGAGGCTTAACAGGACAACCATTATCTTGTAAACATGTTACACATGCTTTTAATGATTTCTTAGAGTTATTATCAAACTCTAAATAACCTTGAAGATGGGGAGTTAAATTCTCTCCCACTTCTCTACCATAACAGACATATTTAAAAATATCTGTTACGTTAAACCATTCAATAATATTATCGTCATAATTATTGATTGTAAAACAAAATCTATTAGTTCGAGCCATTTGAAATAATGATTTATCAAATTGTTTTAATGGTTGAAACAGTTTGTATCTTTAAGAGACAATTTTTTCAGTTTATCTAACCACCACCACACTCCATCACTATAGCAAAAGCTGTGGGCTCGCGCGAGGGACCCCTTTAGGGGACGCGTGGCCCATACCCCCGAAGGAGCGCAGCGACTGAAGGGCGGAGGGATTGGGGGCACGGTCCCCATCCACCCGAGCACGCAGTGCGCTGGGAAGCAGTGTATCTTAAAGGGGCGGAAGACCGCAGGTCTAGTATTACCCGCCACTTTAGTGCACTCACTTTAGTGCACTACTGATTTATCATAATTTTAAAAATTTGTCAATGGCGTATCGACGTTCGTATAAACGTAGTATGCGAAAATCTTACAAGAGTAAGAGACGCTTTTCACGTCCTCGTCCAACGCGTAAGAAGAGTTCTATCAAACGATTGATTAGAACTGAAATCGCTAGACAAGCCGAAAATAAAATTCATGATACGGAATTAACCGATGTTCCATTCTCTCAGGCTATTAATCAGACTTATATTCGTCAGTTAATTCCACCATTACAACAAGGCACCACACAAGCCTCGCGTATTGGCAATAAAATACGAGTCAAAAGATTTGATTTTCGTATGTCACTTACTATCGCTAATCTTGGTGCTAATGCGTCTCCAACTTATGTAGATATCTATATCTTTAAGTATAAGGCAGCCCAAAATTGGACAGGACTTATTCCTGCAGCTGACCTCTCTAGTTTTCTTCAGAATGGATCTTCTTCTGAACAATACAATGGAGGTATTTTAGATGGATTGCGTTATCTTAATAACGATCTATTTACTTCATGTATTCATAAGCGCATTCTAATGTTTAATCCCATTACAAGTCAAAGTACTGCTGGAGCCACTGCTAGTATTAATCCAAACAGGACTATTAAGTTTGACTTAACTAAGCATGTAAAAAAGTCTCTAGCTTTTGATGATAACTTTAGTTCTTGTACTAATGATAACCTTTGGATAGCTGTAGCTAGTACACAAGCCAATGGGGCATTCTTTTTTACAGATGTAGGATCGTATTCGGGCATTGTACAAATGTCTTATGAAGATATGTAATTAATTAGAAATCTTCACATAAACTATCTAGCCACTCCGTTCCGTAACTCTCCCCAAAAAATTCACGGCAAGCTGGGGAAACTGGATCACATGATCGATCCTTCTCTTCAGTTGTTGACCCTGTTCCGTCCCCACCCATTCTAAATGATTCAACATCTCGTCTGGTGAGCACGGGCATGTCACAATGATTTTCTTGAATAGACATTGCGTCTGACCCCCTTTCGTTTCCAACAATAGGGGATATCGGTCGAAAAGATTTAATATGAAATTGAACGGCATCTCCTTCGATGGCCTGAAATCGTCGATAATGACTGTATCCTGGTCCGTATATCCACACCACCACTTCGTCGTTGATTGCTTTGTGTAAGCATTTGGGTGTTCTGCCCAAGCCCATCGTGACTTCCCACTGCCAGTGGGGCCCCAAAGCCAGAAGACTTCTGTCTTCCATGTACGTTTCTTCTGAGTTATTAACTGATACTCTCTCAGACCCCGATGAAACTTGACAAATACTGATGGGTGATTCACAGCGACATCCTGTAAAGAACCACCATTAGATAACATATCGGTAGCAGCATCAATATCTGATCGCTTACCTTGTCCTTTT